AGGAGAAGAACACAACCCAGAAAGGCGCGGAATATAACTTTGACGAAAGACTTTTACAAGAATGGGTCGAGGTTGTACGAGGGTGAAAATAAAAAACTAAAAGCCAACAACTATGGCACTCTCATGCAGTGGTGCTTGTAATTAGTCAAATGTGACTATCAATCGAAACTAACCAAACATTCGAACTCGCTACACCTCTCCTTCCCAAAAAGCTCATAGACCCAATCCCCATCGACGATCTCCTCCTCGATGAGTTTTTCTTTGAGTTGTTCGAGTTGGTCCATGCTTCCTCTGAGTATAGCAAGGGTCTCATCATAACAATCTCCAACAATTAGATCAATCTCCTCGTCGATAAAAGCTGATGCATCTTCTGACATGTTCCGGTAATCGTAAAAACGTTTGCCAAAACCATAGGTTGTAACCATTTCACGGGCAATTTGGTACACCATGGCATAATCTGAAGATGCACCGGTGGTGATACGATCCTTACCATAAATAAGTTCCTCGGCTGCACGACCACCTAGAGCCACCTTGATTTTAGAAAGGAGGTACTCTTTCGTGTACATTGCAGAATCTGCATTCTCCTCCTGTGGTTGGAAGAAAGTAACCCCACCAGCTGCACCCCTGGGGATAATAGAAACTTTACGCACGGTATCGTAATCAGGTGCAAGAACACCTATGATCGCGTGACCAGCCTCGTGGTAGGCGACGAGTTCCTTCTTTCGTAACGAGAATTTCACATCCCCCTTAGCCCCAACAACGATGCGCTGATACACATCTTCTATAATCTCGTTGTTGATAGTTCCACCCGCATCCCTAACAGCCCGGATAGCGCACTCATTTAGGAGGTTCGCCAGGTCAGCCCCAGAAAACCCAGTGGTCTGCTTAGCGATGTTTTCGAGATCCACTGTGTCGTCGAGCTTCTTGTCCCTCGCGTGTACACCTAAAATCTTATTGCGCCCCTGGACAGTCGGGAGGGATACTTGGATCTTACGATCGAAACGACCGGGTCGGAGGAGGGCTTCGTCCAAGATATCAATCCTATTTGTAGCGGCAATCACAACGATGCCAGTCTCATTATCAAAGCCATCCATCTCCGTAAGAAGTTGGTTTATCGTTTGCTCTCTCTCATCGTTCGCAGGGAATCCTGCACCCCCACGCTGCTTCCCAACCGCATCGATTTCATCTATGAAAACGATGCATGGTTGATTCTCTCGTGCCTGTTGGAAGAGTTCGCGTACGCGCTTTGCTCCAACACCCACGAACATCTCAACGAAGCTCGCGGCAGAGCACTGGATAAAGGGGACACTTGATTCACCAGCAATCGCACGGGCGAGGAGGGTCTTCCCTGTACCCGGGGCACCAGCGAGGAGGGCACCGCGGGGAATCCTGGCACCACTACCAAAGTACTTTTCAGGTTGTTTAAGGAAATCTACAATCTCCTCGAGTTCCTCTTTAGCAGCGTCAATGCCCTCGACATCGGCGAAGCGGGTCTCAACCTCTTGGTCCATAGTAAATTCGTTAGATCCCAAAAAGGGATTGGGCATCCCACCACCTTGACTAGAAAAGAATGTACGGGCGAGTGTATAAATGTAAGCGACGAAGAAGAATACAAGTATGCTATCGATCACTGACACGGGTTGAGAAACATCTACAATCACATCGGCATCACTTTCCGTGAGAACCTCCCAAAGTTTTTCATTTTGAACAATTTGGACATCCCCGTAATCACCATTCTCCTCGTAAAATTGGGCTATATTCTTATTCGGTTTTACAACAACTACTGGGAGTTCCTTTTCCTTCAAACTGTGTATAAATTGACTATATGTTTTGACTTGATATTCAGGTTTGCGCTCCACCCCCTTTATAGAGATACTGGGTGCTGTAAGACTGAACATCTTTCTATGTGCACATTTTTTTAGAATACCCTATGACCGCACACGTGATTCGCTTCCCCGCATGCCCAGTTGTCAAACTATCAGAATGACCACCCATCCCCAAGTCGTCCGGGCTTTCGTGAATCACGAGGGATCTTCCAATGACATTCGCTTTGGTTCCTCGCAATTTTATGAGGTCATCTTCCATTGTAAATTTACAGACACCCTTAGAGTCGAAGTGGATGTTACCAAGATCCCCAACATGTCTCTCTTTAGAGCCTGGTCCACCGTGCTTCTTACCATAGGGATTGAAATGAGCACATGCACTCATACATCCATCTGATAGGTCCCCTGCCTCGTGAATGTGAATTCCGTGTGCGCTGTTTTTGTACTTGTTTGATTTTAACACTCCCTTTATTACAACTTTGCTACCCTTTTCTACAAACTCGACAACACCTTTGATGTTGGGATGATTGAAAAATGTTGTTGCTACAATCATTTAATATTCACTGGGATTTTATATCGAGCAAATGACATCTTCTCCATCATGTAGTACATTTGATATCCATCCACAACACTTGGACATCTATACTGATCCGGCATACACTCGGGAATGCCTTCATTTGAATAGTAGGCTGTTTCACTCCTACGCTCTTCAAAGTGGGAAGGATGGTGGTTCATTAGCCATGTCAAATGTTCGGCACACGTGTGTATCTTACCATATCTACGGGTGTATTCGAGAGTCAAAGCCATCCCAATCTTACACGCGTACATATAGTTTTCAAGTTTTGACCCGACCCACATGGTCATCGGGTGTTTTTTATGTGCTGGGCGGTAGCCCCTCCTCTTTCCATCCTTCGTGTATGGTGCGTGTTGTTCGATGTAGTCTTCCTCATTGGAAAAATACCAAGCTGTGTAGAGCATTTGACATATTTCCAATTGGATTTTGACGACATGTTGGTCACAAGATCTCTCGGCAATTTCACGAGGAACAAGTGAAAGAAAGAAAATATTCATTTACATTGTTAGTTTTCATTACAAACTTAGGTTTCTGGTTCCGAAATATACTCTTCTTCGTCGGGGACGTCTTCTTCATCGGGTTCGACGTCCATCTGTCCCTCTTCTTCGGGGATGATATCCTCTTCCTCTTCCTCCTCTGGTGGATCTTCGATTATAATTTCTTCTTCTGGTTCCGGTTCCGGTTTCTTCTTCTTCACCTTCTTCACCTTCTTAACTGCAGCTTTGTCGAAAATCTTCTCTAGAATACCTGCAACCTTTTTAGAATATACAATCTTTTTTTCGTAATTCTTTTTAATTTTTTCGATAAACTCTTCACTGAATCCATGTGACTTATACACCCGAATCACCTCCTTGATCGGGGGAAATTTCGCATGACTGTAATACTTTTCATGTAATGTAGCAATTTCCGTGTTAAGCTTGATCCGGACAATCCCACTTTTAAGAATTCGTAACGTCACGTGCACAGTATCAGCATACAGGATATCGGGTTCATTTGTTTTTTCTGGTGGTTGATACAGTGTTACGGGAGGGAGATTAGGTTCTTCATAAGGAAGACCCATCTCTTCGTTATTTTTTTTCAGCATTTTCAGGTACCGCTCTGTTTTATAGATGGGTGCCTTTTTGAACTCAAAGAATACAGTTGGTTTGGAGTTGATAATATTATACAAAATTGATCCCTCGGAGGGTTTATCCACCACCCGCGACGCAATCGGCTGCCCATAACGTCTCGGGGGACGCCTGAATGTAACCATCTTGTCTTTTTACGTCTTCACTCTCTAACTTAGGCTTTAAAAAAAAATCAAGCTCCGCGCGAATCAAGTGTGCAGATTGTTGATTTTGGTGTGTGTAGTACGGACCCCAAATCTCAATAACTTTCCGCTCCTTGTCATACCACAAGTAGTCGAGTCCCAACTTTTGGGTGAGCCAATAGAACTTCTTACCAGTCTTCCCAATGAACGTGAATAACTGATCATCCGTGTAATCGGAGACACTGACTTGAGAGTAATGTGCGTTCGGTGGTGTGTAAGGCGCCATCTTTTTTCTTGTCTAAAGATGCCTCCTTCTGTTTAAGTAGGTTTCGGACATGTTTTTGGGAATAGACTTGATTTTTATTTTTCTTGTCGTTTTTAGTCACACGCTTTTTTGGTTCTTTGTACTCCATGATGATAGTATATAGTGTTATTATTTTAACTTAGGCTTCATCTTCATCTTCATCTTCATCTTCATCTACGAGTGAGATATCATCTTCGCTGTCATCATCCTCGGAACATTCATAGTCTTCGTCTTCACTGTCATCGAATGGTACATACCCCAATGGAATTTTCATAAACAGATTTGTTTTTTCAAGTGTATCCACGTCGTAAAATCCAGAGACAGAATCTTTGGGAATTTCTTCTGACTCCGTGATAAAATCGTAGAAGTTGTGTGCATTCTTCTCGAGAAAGTGCACAACATATGAATGTTGTGTTTCTGAACGTATTTGGGCGATTTGTGTCGTACCATCCTGACAATTTACATCAATAATCATGTTTTGTTGATTTTAAATTTAAATCTTTAATAATAATAATGGATACCCTGAAAGAAGAAGGTCTTTGGTACCTATCAAACAGAAAAGTAAAACACAACGACGCGGTTATGTTTGATATAGACGATACCCTCATTTTCACGAATGGTCGTGCAAATGAACCCATTATAGATCTTCTACATGCGAGTCAAAAAATGGGTTATAAAATTATAATCATCACAGCGAGACCCGGAATGGACAGAGTGATTCAATGGACTATGAGACAACTAAAACAGTATGGAATTGGATACCATTATTTGGGATTTACGAGTGCACCCACGAAACATCTTATGAAAAAACATCTACCCTATAATTTTATCCTCTCTGTTGGTGATATGCCAACGGATCTGACCAACTCTAAACACTATCTCAACATTTCCAATTTCGATCACAATTGAGACAACTGACAAAAGTTGTCATAGGTTCATCCGCTGATCTTGTCTGTAATTGGTAATATGTAGTCTTTTTAGACTTGCACCGCCCACATGTGAAAAATCCTTCCTGGTTCTTAATTTCACGGGAGAGAAACTCCTTTCTCATTTCTTTGTGAATTTTCATTTCACTCGCCTTTGCGTAAATACCATTTGGACAAAGCTCTTCGGGTCGCATATTAACAATATCACTTGATGATACTTTCTTCTCAACAAGTTGTGTTTTCAAGTCTGGATTTTCTTTGAAACTACTTTGAAGAGATAGAAACTTATGCTTGTAAATATTACTATATTTGTGATTATCCCAAGCAGGTTCCTCACCTATTTTTGTCGCATGAGCTATAGCGTGATTCACTATACATTTCTCGAGATTGATACATAATGTACTATCCTCAGGAATCTCGAGAAGTGTGGCTAAACGTTCGACAACAAACTGTCGAGTCTTGTTCTCCATTCTTAATTTATATTTACATCAAATCTTTATTTACTTAGGGCAGGGGAAGTCCCTCATAAGGATCGTCGATATTCGGGCTGTCGAAAGCATCGGAAACACGACGCGCGGGGTTAGTATCAACAAAACCATAGCGATAGTCAGCGCGGGCACGCTGTTGGTAAGATTCACGGTTACACGACAAGAATGTGACCACTATCCACGCGGCAACGACTGTTACGGCAAATGCCAAGAAGACCCGGTTATTCATTTATATTTTATAGATATTTTTTTATGAGACAACTCTAAGATGAAGAAAGCAGTTCTCATAAACGAGAAACTGGGGGACGTTACAGAGATAGATCTGGATATAAGTCCCCATAAAAATGAAATTTTTAAAATTTTAGGGGGATCCCAAACGTTTATTGGGCAGTGGCCTGATATAGACGTCGTTATAATGAAAGCCGAAAATGGTAAAGTGGTGAATGAAAACACTTTACCACACCCGTTTGATAAGGAAGAGGTGGGTGGGAAAATTTTACTTGTGCGAATGGATGAAAATTCAGATCCGCAAGACTTTACACTAACCGAGTACCTTGGGTACAAAGGCGTCTCCGTTTAGGACAGCATTGGCGTACTTCATGCACAACTGGAAATGTACATATGCCCAGTCCATCGGATTTTCGATGGATGGTTTGCCGGGAAGGGGGTTATCGTGAACGGTCCCGATAATATCAATCTTATCCCCGTTCATAGACTTTGCTGTCAGGTTACCAACCCTCTTCAACCACATGACATGATCCTCATTTTTACAATCGAAACTAACGACAAAGTGTGCCATTATATATTATATGGTATTCTTTTCTATAAGTAGCCGCGCACTTGGATCAGTAACCTTGGTCCATTTAGGACGCCATATTTCAGATATGAGATGATCGTTATCTTTTCCGTAGATGTCCCAAAACATAGTCCTGTAAAATACCTCCTCCTTGGATAATGGTGTATTGTGCGCGGCATAATCACGGGTGTTTTTGTAAATATCATCGGAAATCACCTTATTTGTGTACATTTTGATTTCATCTACCCAATTCGTACCAACCGCGTCACTCATACCATCCTTCTGTCTCCATAAAATATCATCAGGAAGGTATCCCTCGAAGGACTCCCGTAGTATTCTTTTTTCAATGCCACCCATTTTCTCAGTTTGATTTATGTTCATACAAAAGTCAATGAAATGTTTATCGAGAAATGGAACGATGAGATCCAAACCGTGGGCACCTGCACACCTATCAGCCCTTAACCCATCAAACTGATGAATCAAACGAAGACGACGCATGTTTTCACAAGCAAATTCATCAACATTTGGTGCGTTATGGAAGTAGAGGTACCCACCCAAAAGTTCATCACTCCCCTCACCCGAAAAGATGTACCGACAGTTGGTATTCTCTTTGATGTACTTACACAGGAGCCACATGGGGGTGCTCGCCCGCACAGTGGTCGTGTCATAGGATTCCAAAGATTTGATGACGTCTCTAATGTGGGAGATCCCCTCTTCTGGTGTAAAAGTAACCTCAGTGTGATCAGTATTTAGATACTTGGATACACTACGTGCAGCCTCTAAATCGGGACTCCCCGTTACACCTATTGAAAAGGTCTTGATCCTACCCAACTTCCGTGTAGCAATCGATGCGATGAGACTACTATCCAGACCACCTGAGAGTAGAAAACCTATATCACGCTCCGTATTTTCGATACGCGCATGGACAGCTTTTTCAAAAGTTTCACGAAGTTGGTGGGTATCGAGGTGCTTATGTATCCCCCAGTACCCATTGTGGTAACATACAAAGTTGTCAAAGTAGGAATCGTAAAAATGTCCAGGTGGGAAAATATCAATCTTGGAGTTTAAAAAAAGCAAAGCTTTGACTTCACTCGCAAACGCAATTGAACTGGGTCCGTAACGGGTGTAGAAAAGTGGTCTCACACCTACGGGGTCTCGTGCAGCCATGATACGTTTCCCATCACTGACCACGAACGCAAAATCACCATTCATAAGATCAAGTGCCCTTTCGATACCATGACTCTCGATGAGGGGTAGTATAACCTCACAATCACTCTGACTCGATCCAGGTGGTTTTGGAAAATCGCGATGATTGTAAATCTCACCGTTACACACAAGCATGTGTGAGCCTCTGCGGAAAGGCTGCATACCCGCAGGTGTGAGATCGTTTATAGCCAACCTGTAAAAGTCCATACGGCATTTACCCAGAGTATTGGTGCGGTAGTCATCAGGTCCCCTGTGATTAAGAAGATGTGAGGATATCTCAACTTCTTCACCGAAAAGGGCTATGATACCACACATTATTGTTACATATCATGTAATGTTTAAGCTGTCGTTCAAAACCTTTCTATACATATAGTCGTCGGCGTTACCGTCCAACTCTTGACCAGACATGGCGATCATTTCTTCACCATTAAACATCGATACATTGAAATCTAATATACAATAAAAGGAAACATTAGAACGCATAGACATTTTATCAATGTCGCCGTAATCAAATACTTCAAGATTCATTTCTTTCTCTATATCTTTTGGAGTTTTAACAATTCCTTCCAACCTTGGCTGAACCGGACGTCTATTATCAGACATGTCAAGTATTGGCCATACACCATATTTAAATTTAAAATGAGAAACA